GATGATTCAGCTATATCAATAGAAGATACACCAACCCTTTTAAATGATTATGTTGATGCAGTGGATACAGAGTTGAATAAATCTCGAATAAAGAGTATAATAAAGGCACTGTATACAGAAGCATCTAATATGGAAATTGTATGATAGTTTTTAAATCTATAAGTTGGATTAATTTTTTAAGTACCGGTAATAATGAAACCTCTATTCAATTAGATAGAAGTCCTACTACATTAGTTGTAGGACATAATGGTGCAGGCAAGTCTACTTTATTGGACGCTATATCCTTTGCATTATTTAATAAACCTCATCGTGATATTACTAAGCCAGCCTTAGTAAATTCTATCAATAAGAAGAACTGTGAAGTTACAGTATTGTTTGAAATTGGAAATCATAAGTTCAAAGTTAAGCGTGGTATTAAGCCAGGCATCTTTGAGATATGGCAGAATGGCCATATGATTAATCAGAGTTCAACGACACGTGATTATCAAAAGTATCTTGAACAGAATATATTGAAGCTCAATCATAAGTCTTTCCATCAGATTGTGGTGTTAGGATCATCTTCATTCGTTCCATTCATGCAGCTCAAATCTAATTATAGGCGTGAAGTGATTGAGGATCTATTAGATATTAACATATTCTCTAAGATGAATGGTATCCTTAAAGAAAAGTCTGCTCGTACCAAAGAGGATTATAAGGCTCTTACAGTAGACATTAATCTACAGACCTCTAAGATAGATATGCAAGAAAAGTATATTAACGATATGGCAAAGGCTTCTGAGAGTATAGCAGAAACAAAGAGAGAATCTATTGCAAAGTTTTTAATAGAGAAATCTACATATGAAGCTGAAAGAGATGATCTTCAAGATTGGTGCGATAAATTTGACACAATCACAGAAGTTGCTTTAGATGATATATCTGATCGTAAAAGTACTCTTAATCTGGACCTACATACACTGAATAGTGAGCTAAAGACATTAATGAATGAATCTAAGTTCTATGCATCTAATGATGAGTGTCCCTCTTGTACGCAAGCAATAGATGAATCATTACGTAAGACTAAGATTGATGATATTAGTAATGTAGCTAAATCTAAACTAGATACTAAGAAGATCATCGAATTAGAATATACTCATGTATTAAATAACATTGAAGTTATTAGTAATAAGTTAAAAGAGAAGCGTGATATAAAGGTAAAGCTAAAGCTCAATGAGACTAATATTAAAAACGTCGATGCTAACATTGCAACATTAGAAAAAGAAATTCTTAATTCTACTGTGAGTAATTCTGATATTGATATTGCTAAGGTAGATCTACTTGCTTTGCAAGACTTTAAATTAGATTTATCAGATAATAAGTATCAGATCAATGAAGAGATATCATACTCTATCATCATAGCAGAAATGTTAAAAGATACGGGTATTAAGACAAAGGTCATTAAAGAATATCTACCGGTAATGAATAAGCTAATCAATAATTATCTACAGATATTGGACTTCTTTGTATCGTTCAATCTAGATGAGAATTTTGATGAAAGTATTCGTTCACGTCATAGGGATAACTTCTCATACGAATCATTCTCTGAGGGTGAGAAGAGTCGTATTGATTTGGCATTAATGTTTACTTGGCGTCAGATTGCTCGTATGAAGAATTCTACAAATACTAACCTACTGATTCTTGATGAGACATTTGATTCATCTATGGACCACGATGGTGTAGATAATCTAATGAAAATCCTCAATACCTTAGATAAGGGTACTAATGTATTTGTTATATCTCATAAGGGTGAAATCTTAGAGAGTAAGTTTAAAAGTAAGATTGAATTTGTTAAAGACCTTAACTTTTCAAAAATAAAAGATAATAAAGGCAAAAAAAGCTTGACCTCAAGCGCAAAATGATGTATAATTATATTAATGAATCAAAAGTGGAAGTGTAAATGAAATTATCGAGTAACACATTAACCGTCCTGAAGAATTTCAGTACAATCAATTCCAACTTGGTGTTTAGTCCAGGTGGTGAATTGAAGACAATGTCTAATGCAAAGAATATTCTCAGTTCTGCTGAGATAGAGGAGGAGTTCGAATACGAATTTGGTATATACGATTTGAATGAATTCTTGGCTGTAGTTGGTATGTTTGAAGCACCTGATCTATCGTTCCATGATAATCGTAAGTATGTTACTATTTCAGAGAATGGACAATCTATCAAGTACTTCTTTTCAGAACCAGATAATTTAACATCACCTAAGAAGAATATTGTTATGGCATCTACTGATGTTTCATTCGATCTCTCTAATGAGAATCTCAATACTATTCGAAAGGCTGCTGGTGTATTAGGTACCTCTGATCTGATGATTGAGGGTAAACCTTCTGACACTCATCTGGATTTAACGATCACAGATATTAGTAATCCAACTTCTAACTCTTATTCAATTAAGATTGATGTTGATAAGGAGATTGAAGCTGATTTCCAATTAGTATTTAATATTAATAATTTTAAGTTTGATGTAGGTGATTATCTTGTAGATATTTCATCGAAGCTTATTTCTAAATTTACACATAAAACTAGACCATTGATGTACTGGGTAGCACTAGAAAAGACATCTAAATTTAACTAATAAAGAAGAGACTATATTATGAATAACTTGATTATCCCAACCTCACCAGCTGACCGTAAAAAGATCCGTGATGCTATGACTGAAATTTCTAATGCATTTGCTCGTATTGAAGGTGAGCGTAGCTATGTTAAAGAAGCTGTAGATGTATTATCTGAAGATTTTGATCTTCCAAAGAAGTATCTACGTAAGGTAGCTACAGCATATCATAAGCAGAATATTGCAGAAACCTCAGAGACTATGTCTGATGTAGAAACCCTCTATGATGCATTATATAATTCAGCAGCGACAGTAGGACAATAGCTGTTGACATTATCCCTAAAGTGGGGTATAATAGTATTTTATATTATGGAGTTAATGAATGAACCAAGATGATACTTTTTTGTGGTGTGAGAAATATCGACCACAGACTATTGAAGATTGTATTTTAGATGATAATTTATCTAGTACATTTGCAGAAATTGTATCGAGTGGTAATGTACCTAATATGCTTCTTACAGGCACAGCAGGAGTAGGTAAGACTACGATTGCTCGTGCTATATGTAATAGCCTTGATCTAGATTATATTATTATCAATGCTTCCGAATCTGGAAATATTGACACTCTTCGAACAACTATTAAACAATTTGCATCGACAGTGAGTCTTCAGGGAGGTCTGAAGGTAGTTATCCTTGATGAGGCTGATTATCTGAATGCTCAAAGTACTCAACCAGCTCTTAGAGGATTTATAGAAGAATTCTCTTCTAATTGTAGGTTCATTCTAACCTGTAACTTTAAGAATCGCATTATTGAGCCATTACATTCTCGTTGTTCTGTATATGAGTTTAATACTTCTAAGAAAGCATTAGCAGGTCTTGCTGCTAAGTTTATGAAGCGATTACAATTTATACTTGAGTCAGAGGGTGTTACATATGACAATAAAGCGATTGCTAATCTTATTATTACTCATGCTCCTGATTGGCGCAGAGTTATTAACGAATGTCAGCGATATAGCTCTTCTGGTACTATTGATGCTGGTGTGCTGGTCGACATTGGAACTGATTCGTATAACAAGTTACTTAAAACCTTAAAGGATAAGGACTTTACTAAGATGAGGAAATGGGTTGGAGAGAACTCTGATACTGAACCTCATGTATTATTTAGACGTCTATATGATACTTTATCGGATCATTTGACACCTAATAGTATTCCGCAGATTATTCTTATCTTAGCAGATTATCAATATAAGAATGCTTTTGTTGCTGATCACGAATTAAATACAGCAGCATGTTTAACTGAAATTATGGCTAATGGAGAATGGCAATGAGTAATAACTCTATGATATTTGATCTAGAAACTCTAGGTACCGACGCATTTAGTTGTCCAGTATTATCTGGTGCAGCTTTTGCATTTGATACAACTAGGTTTATAAGTAAGCCATATAGTATAGATGAGATTGTAAGTAACTCTACATACGTTAAAGTTAATGTAAATGAACAGTGCACTAAGCTAGGCCGTGAGATTGAAAAGGATACTCTCACATGGTGGAAACAGCAAGATAAAGAAGTTCAAAAGGCACAATTAATTCCTAATAAAGATGATAAACCTGTTGCCGCTTTGATTAAAATGCTGTATAATACCTATATAGATAAGAGTACTGTATATACAAGAGGTAATACATTTGATCCTGTAATCATATCTTCTCTATGTAAGCAATTAAATATTGAAGAGCCATATCCATGGCATAAAGTACGTGATACAAGGTCACTTATAGAAGGTTTAAGCTGGGGTTGTAGTATACAAAATACGTTTATACCTGAAGGTATCAATAAAGATGATCTAGCAGTACATGATCCTCGAGTTGATATAGCATTGGATGTCATTCGTATCCAATCATTAGTCATAGCTATTTCATAGGAGTATAATATATGACATTTGCAACAGAAGATAATAACAGTATTGATGGGGCAGGTATGGTTTTATCAGAGTACTTTGATAAAACAGGCCGAGTAGCACAGGTTAAGTTACAAGCTAATGCTGGTGGTGATTATTACATCGACTATCGTGATCCGTCTTATCGTATTGTGAAGCGAGTAGTTCATCCAAACTTAACCATTACACAAGTTGAGAACATTGCTGAAGATTGGGCATTGGCCAATGATAGTGTACAATTATTAAACGAATAGAGGATATATGAATCCATTTGAATATGTAAAGGCTGTTAATTATTCTAAGCAGGATATAATGGTTGACGATATAGCTGAGAAAGATTATTCAGCTTTCTTAGTTAATCGAGCATTGTCATATCATTTAGATACAATATTACTAGCTAATGAGATTAACACACATCATCATATTGATAATCGCCTACAATTTGATTTTCATCGTTTTTCAATAAAGAAAAAGAATAGGTTTTCAAAGTGGGCTAAGGTTCTCGATGATAAGACTGTAGAAGTTGTACAGAATTATTACAATTACTCTAAAGAGAAAGCTATAAGTGTTATTCCATTATTATCCAAAGAGCAGATAGCCACTATGAAAGATAAAATGTCAGCAGGCGGTCGCATTTAAGTAGATAAATGAAATCTTATAAATATCGTTAAAGTATGTATTTTATAATAACGATGATTGATATAGGATGGCTCTAAGTGGATAATAATAATAACGAAACAGTAGAATGGACTCCCTCACACATGCTAGAAGTGTTGTTGAATGAGCCAGATGATTTTCTCAAGATTAAAGAAACATTGACACGGATTGGTGTAGCATCTTCTATAGATAAGCGCATCTTTCAATCGTGTCATATTCTACATAAGCAAGGTAGATATTTCATTGTACACTTTAAAGAATTATTCTTATTAGATGGAAAAGGTTCTAATCTAAGTAAGAATGATATGCAAAGGCGTAATAGTATTGCTACTTTATTAGGTGATTGGGGTTTACTAGATATGGCGGATCCATCTGCTAAGCTAGACACAGCACCATTAAAGCAGATTAAAATTATTTCCTATAAAGAGAAGTCTGAATGGGAACTTTGTCCAAAGTATAACATCGGGAATAGTTAGCATGAATACATTTAAGGATTATTTAGAGATCAGAGAAGGGGTTAATGATCCTGCTATTTTTAAAGCAGTATTTTTAGCTGGTGGTCCTGGTTCAGGTAAATCTTTTATTGTAGGAAAAACAGGATTAACCGCCTTAGGTTTTAAGGTAGTAAATTCTGATGATGCATTTGAAGCTGCTATGACAAAAGCTGGAATGGAGACAACTCCAGATAACATCTTCTCAGTGCAAGGTCAAGAGATACGCAACAAGGCTAAGATACTTACAGGTACAAAGCAGACGCGATACATTCAAGGACGTCTCGGTCTTGTTATTGATGGTACTGGTAAAGATACTGAGAAGATAAAGAAGCAAGCTAAATCATTGAAAAAGCTTGGATATGATGTTGCCATGATCTTTG